TACTTCTTCCCCTTTATTACAAGAGGTCTTACTTTGTAGCAACTCTGGCCAGGATATGGAACTTCGGCAAGCTGCTTCATCCTATCCAGCATTGCAAGATCCATAAGGTCTGCACTGGTCATGCTCGCCTCAGCCACGTCGTTGGCCTTTATATGATGATAAGTATCAGGATCGGTGGGATTCTGTGCAAAAGTTTTCCCAGCCACCCTGAATGTAGTATCACCACAAAGATGTGCAAACGCCATGTCTGAAAGCTTTTCAGACCACCAGTACTGCAAACCATCCTTACCTTCCTGCATCAGATTGTAAGGAACCCTTTGCTGCTCCATCTTTCCACCAGTAGATACTGCATGGTTGAGCTCTTCGATGGTGGAACTGAAGTCTTTGAATATCAGTTTCTCTTCATTACCTTCCACAGTATCTCTACCAACAATACCCTCTCCGGTCAGGGGGAGTCTTATCCCAAAGGTTATATTATCACCTTCCCCCTTGCCAAGTTCCGTCCTCATTTGAATAATACTATTCGGACCTTTCCCAACAAGGGTATTTATCTCTGTTGCTGGAAGAATGAGCTGGAATAATTCCCTTGCCCATTTTTTCCTTGTCAGAGCATCATTTGTTAAGAATACAGTTTCAGCCATTATAAAATCCTCCTACTTTAATTCATTCCTTAAATACCTACTGTATATATCCGTAGGTACTTTATGAAGTTCATCCTCTGGCAAAGCATCAATCTTGGTTGAGGTCCAACCAACTCCTGTTGGCCCAACTCCTCCATCTATTTCACTAATACTTGTCGGTGCACCAGCAGCTTTGGCAGCTACCTCAAGGCTTTCCTTAGCCTTTACATACTTTGGATGGTTGTTTTTTATAAGATCATACATATAGCGATAAGGATTTGTCTTGCCCCAAATATATCCCTCTACTGTTAAAGTAGCCTCGGGTATAGAAACTGCATTCTTCTCCGAGTATGTTTTAGCCATAGCTTCGACCATATCATCAAAGTTTGCCTGGGACACTACTGAATCTACATCCTCATACTTAGGATTCAATCGGGTCATTTCAAGAACTGTCTCAAGTTCTCTTTCCTTTAAGGCGAGGGCTTTTTGTTGCTCGACCGCAGCAGCCTTATCTTCATCAGAAACAAATCCTGCTTTATCAAGCAGATTCTCCGAGCTATCAACCTTGTTTCTTAAGTTGTCTATAGCCCGTTTTTGTTCCCTTAGTAGCTGCCTAAGCTCACCTATTTCAGAGTCTCTTTGTGACAAGAGTTCTTCCACAGACGGACTACCCTCATCAACCTTCTTTGCTCCTTCCTTGCTAAGATCTTCTTCTCCAGAAGGCTTACCACCTTCACCACCTTCGCCAGAACCTTCTCCTTTACCAGATAAATCATCATCGCCATCTCCCAAGTTACCAGTAGGATCAATCTCTTGGCCCTCACCCTCAATACCCTTTGGGTCAATAGGGTCTTGCGGTGTAAGTTCTAATTCCTTCATTTTTCTTCTCCTTGACTTTTTGCTTTATTTTTGGACTCAATCTCCATTTTTCTTAATTCCACTTCTCTATTTATTCTATCTTGGTTATATTGCTGTACCTTCATTTTAGCCGTAAGTGGGAGGTCCAAATATTCCAGTATGATTTCGGGGGGTATAGAGTCTGGATTATTATGAGCAAGCTCCATAAGCATTTGAGCAATTTCCCTTCTCATTGTGGTATTTTCTGCCTCTTCATCTATCATAAGATCAAACTTTCCAGCAGAAATATCATTAAACCCTTCCACTTGAGGATTCAACTTTGTATTGATTTCAACAAGCTGCATTCCTTCCTGGCCTTCTACTCTTATAACCATAGGAGCAGTTACATATTGCTGGATCAAGGACATGAAAATCTTCCCTCCCTGCACCCTACTTCTCCTAAAGTTTTTAAGCAACAAATAAAGAACTGCAATATTAGACTCCAACCTTAGGCGAGCTGTAACCCCAGGTTCCCTTGAAGATGTTTGAACCCCCATCATGGGGTCTTGAATCCCACTAACATCCTTCATACTTTGCTGGAAAGTCCCATCCAGCACACTATAAACATTGCTTATTTGTGGCTGGTCTGTGAACTTAACCCTATTTATAGCATCCCTACTCAACTCCAACCTAAAGTTTGGTTCAGCAGAATGTGCATCGTACTCATCAATGTTAAGTATAGAATTAACTTCATACATCAAAATACCCTTAGGAGCAGTTTGGAGCAAGTGTGACAACTGTCTTCTTAAAGTATTCAAAGCCCTTTGGGGGTCCTTCATCATAGAGATTGCGCTGAACCACCTATTCTCATCTTCGTTCTTATAAGCCCCATACAAAGTAAGTGGAAAGCCTTCCCAGTTATAAGGGGAGGGGCCATGCTCCAACAATACTCCACCAGAAAATATAGCATGATATACAAACTTCTTAACAGTCTCAAATGCCTGGGGCACTTCATTCAAAACTCTCCCATCCGGAAGAGTAATACCTTCTTGAATTGCCTTCTTAAATTTAATCCACTCTGCCCGAGTTAAACTTTCGGGCTTCCCACTAATAGGATTTAAAAACCAAGTAACTCTTTTGGGAACCTTATAAAAAACTTCTATAAGTCTATAAAGCTTCTTTGTTTCATCAAAATAACTTGGAGTATATACATCGTTGCTGCCCTGGAACATCTTTACTATACTTCCAGAAAACTCTGGCCAGTGGGCCTTTATGTCTTCCTCCCTAAACCATCTATTTATAAAAACATACTTTGCATCACTTAAGTCATATTCTATAGAATTTGGGTCTAAAAGCACATCCCTACCAGGTAATCTTGAGGCTATAATACTTGGTTCAAAAGGATTGGACTTGTCTATATAATAAAACAGAAATGACCTACCACTCTTGGTAGAATGCTCAAAGCAGTCCATCTCCTTATCACTCAAGCCTTGGGTATATCTAAAATGCTTAAAAACCCCATTCATCAACTCAGCAAGAGCTTCATCCTCTTTTCCTACTGGCAGCACAGAGGGAACCCTTCTAACTTGGTCGGCCAAGCCTACTAACTTATCCACTTTTGGCTTTATTTCATTATAGGTAGTGGTCGGCCTGTTTTGCGCTTGAAGGGTTAGTTTAACTTCATCAGTATCCTGCTCCCCAGCATAAAAGTCATAGTCTTCCTCAGCAACTTCTCTCCAGGAGGACTCGGCAAGGGAATTCTCTGCTTCAACAAGCCAAGTATCAAACAACGTAAGGAGCTCCGTAGAATCGAGATCACCTTTTTTGTCGCTTGAACTTGTGATTACATTTTCATCAGTTATATTCATTTCTGATTCCTAATAAGTACAAACGTCAATTATTGACATTTCTCGCCCCAAATAACCCTTTAAGCATTATAGCCTGTTCCTTCACAATTTCCAAGGCTGTTCCCAAATTATTGGGGCCTGGCTTAACTCCCTTAACATCTATAGAAACATCTCCATTTTTAGAAAAGTCAACATGAGCAGATTCAAATTCCCTCACCGAGTGAACCCTTGCATCAGTCCGCTCTCCAGTCACAGGATTGAAATAACTGTAAGAATAATCCCCCCCTCCACCATGCTGGGCACAGCCAAAGGTAACTGGCAAGGATAAAAGAAGAACATAAAGAAGTATTCTGTTGATCATTGCCCTTCCCATATTTCATCCATTGCTATTTCAAGATCAGGAGGTTCAATTTCTTTTAAAGTTGCACAATCGGAGTTAAACTCAAACATGGAACAATATTCTCCATTGAAGCAATCTTCATCCCGATCACAGTTATGGTAGTAATCACAGTATCTTGTCTTCCTTTTGTGGTCCATACTTTTTCTCCCACCATAAGATCCATTTCTTTCCTTGTTCTGAAGACATATCATAACTATTACCATCAATACAGTTTTCGCACTTAGGACAGCCAACAGGGCAATACTCAACATCTTCTATATCTATAAGATCAGAGATTGGTCCACGCCAACCACACTGGTTACAGAAAGCAAGATCAGGCATTGGTTCCCCATCATCTTGGTATTCTGGCTCT